TTTTCTTTATATGAAAGAACTTTAATTTGATTTAATGGTGCAATGTCAGAGATCTTAGTTGCATCTACAATTGTAAGCAATCCCCAATCTGCAATTAGTTGTGCAATCCTATTACGTCTTTGAACATCATTGATAGTAAGGTTTGCATGTTTCCCATCAAGAGCAAACAGTTCTTTAAAATGCACCAAATAATATCTACCTTGCTTATGAAGAATATGGCAAGATTGATAGATTTTTTTTTCCTTACGAGAGGCAACTCCAATACGAGTCAGAGTTTCACGAACCTTTAAAAAATCATCAGGTTCATTTAGGATCACTTCAACCATTTGGTCTGGTGTCCAATTCACTTCAGGTTCTTGAACAACACTCATTTTGTTCCTCCAATTTCAAGTTTTTGTGCTATAAATTTAAGTTGTTCTTTGCTCAGAATTTTCAAAGCTTGTTCTGCTTTATCTCTACTATAACCATAGTAAGATTTAACTAAATCAATATCTTTGAGTTTATCCTTACGAATCCAAGGAGAATATCTCTTCTTGATCCTGAGAATATTTATAAGAAAATCATATTGTAATTTTTTGTCTAATGAGTGGTTCTTATTAATCTCATTAACATACATTAAACAATCAATATGACCTGATAAACACTTGTTAATAATATATGGAGCGTATTCTTTAGTAGAAGAAGGATCTTCATCCATAATATTTTTTTTAGATTGATTGATTGAATTCAACCAATCTTTCAATTCATACTTCATAATTAATAAGAACTAATTCCTTTCTTTGATGTTGTTCTTTCATGTATTCCCCAACTGATCTCATAGTGTAAGTATGATCAAACTCAATTGCCTTCCAGTTTTTAAATCTTTCTCTTACTAACTGATCTGAGTTATAACTAACCATCATGTCCATAGGATGATTATCACAATCAGCAGCAAACTTATCGTGATCAAATCCTTTGTGCATTGATCCTCTGTTGCCATAGAGATTATCCTTAATATCATAAGGAGGGTCAAGATACATAAAAGCACCTGTGTCTCCATCCATGAGGTAATCATAGGAGTAATTAGTAATACGCCAATTTACAATTAACTCTGAGTATTCTTTTAATTTGTAGATTCCTCTCAAGGAAAAATTAGAATTACTTGCTTGCTCTGAAAAAGATGAACTTTCTGTAAGACCACTAAAGGAACATTTATTAACAATATAGAAAGCAACAGCACGATTAAAGTTTGATTGAGTTTTATCGTTGATATGATCTTTTGATTTTGTAAACAATTCTCTTGCTAATTCTGGGGTACTGTAAGCAAGTTTACTGTCAACTAGTTCACTCTGTAAATCATATCCAAACATCTGGAGTTGCTGCCAGAAGTTTACCAATGGTTCATAAAGATCATTTACCCAGATATCTAACAAAGGAAACATCTTGGTGATGTAAATTGCAACACTTCCACCACCAATAAATGGTTCACGAAACTCTCCATAACAATCTTTAAGACTTGGAAAGTATTGTGATAGTTTTTGAACTGCTCTAGATTTTCCTCCAGGGTAACGAAGACAAGTTTTTAATTGCTTTTGACTACACGCCATTCAATTTCTCCATAATCATATTGTACTTTTCTTGACGTCTTTTACCAAGATAAGGTTTCATCAATTCAGTCCATCTTTTTGCTGCCTCACCCTGAAGACTTATACAATAAATTGGTTTTTGTCCTGCTGCTATGTGAACAGGACCCCCATCAGTATAAGTTGTTTTTCTGCCATCCATTATAGTAGCAACTCTCTCCATAATGTCCTGGTCAGTCATAGATATACTCATAGTAACATAATCTTTCTCTGTATATGTTTTTCCATTAGAAAAAGTTCTTGTTCTTCCTTTTTTGTAAGTCCAAGATCCTTCTCCTTCCCAGATACCAGTTAACCAAGCAAGTTCTGTTTCTGATGGTTCTCTATGTTCGTAAATAGTTCCTTTAGCCATTGGTTTGATTAATTACTCCACTACTATTTAGTAAAGGAGTTCCTTCATAATCAGGTTTATGGTATTTTAAATATTCCCAAAATGTGAGTTTCATTTCTTTATGCGTCATACCACAATGGTTTGCTGCAGCAGGAAGAGTCATTTTAGCACGAAACAAAGATTCATTTGCTTCTCTAACATTTTCTGGAGTAGTTTTTACTACAGGTTCTTTTAGATTTTTATATGAAATTTTATAAGGGTTCATAGAATCAAAGATTTTTCTGTAGTAATGACTCTACCAAAAACACTTTTATGATACTTGATGACATCATCATCTGGTGTTGCAATATAAACAACAAATGATTTAGCAATAGTTAATTGATTATCTGTCTTACTGATAATTGGTGCCCAAGGAACAAATCCAAGTTGTCCTTGCCCTGTAGGAACTGCTGCAAGAGCATCCTTAATAATAATATAAGTATCGAACTCTTCAATAAGTTCTGCAATTACTTCTTGTCCAAAAGAAAATCTAACAAGTTTTACATTCATTTAAAATTACACTCCACCATAATTTCTGTAAGGGCAGCAAGAATATTTATTTCTTGATCTGCCACAAATGCGCTTTGGTACTGGTACTTAGCAATAATAAGAACTGCAGCAGCAATTCCAGAACCATCTAATTTATCATACAAGGCATCATAAACATTACGAAGAACAATGCCTGCATCATTATCCAAATTTTCTACAACCCATTTACGAACTTCACCAAAGTTCTTTTCCTTTAAATGTTTGACTAGATCATTTAGTTTGACATTACTGAAAGATGCAAGGATTGCAGAATCAATAGATCCACCAACTGAATATCTTTGACATTCATTTAAAACTCTTCTCCAATCTGGAAAGTGCTTATTAATCAGTTGTGCAAGAACTTTTGGATCATATTCTACAGATTCTTTATCTAAAATAGATTGCAGACGAATGAAAAATGATTCTGCTAGAGAAACTTTTTCTTTGGTCTTAATAGCAAAATCAACAACTGCACATCTAGAATGAAGAGGATCAATGATCTTATTCTTATAATTGCATGTAAAAATAAATCTACAATTATTATAAAAAGTTTCTATATTAGCTCTAAGAAGTAGTTGCACATCAGTAGTAGTATTATCAGCTTCATCAATGATAATAACTTTTGGTTTTCCATTTCCCTGAAGGGAGACTGTTGATGCAAAATTCTTTGCTTGATTTCTAACTGTATCTAGAAATCTTCCTTCATCTGATCCATTAATTACATAAAAATCTACTCCTAATTCATTACACAATGCCTTTGCTACTGTAGTCTTTCCACAACCAGCAGGACCAGATAAGAGAAGATTTGGAACTTCTCCAGCATCTACAAACTTTTGAAATGTTTGTTTAATATCATTTGGCAAAATACAATCTTTGATTGTTTTGGGTCTATACTTTTCAACCCAAAGAAATTGATCACGACTCATAATTTAAAAATCAAGGTTAAAATGGTTGAGGTCCTCCAACTATTCTTGCTGAAGGTAAAAGGTTGAATCTGGTTCAAGAGCAATAAAGTATGTTAGATTGTACTTCTCATTGGTAAATTTAGCAACGTTCTTTTCTGAAATAACCACATCATAAGAACCAGGAATAATTTTAATATTCTCTACTTTAAAATTAAATCCAAATGTATTTGAGGTTTCTCCAACAATAATTGAAAACTCATTAGAGGTATCATTCTTTTTATCTCTAACAACAAGTCTAATTACTCCAGACTCTCCAACAACAGAAAGATCATCAAGATCATATACTGATGCTGCTTTTTTAAGTTTATCTAGTTGTGAGTGCTCCAATTGAAAGCAAACATCTTCAGATGGAAGCTTCATCTCCCTATTTGGGGGAGATACAATTACTTCTGGATCTGCATAAAAATATTTTACCTTTCTCTTTCCTTCACGAATAATAAGATAGTTTTCATTATCAAAATCCAACTCTGGATCTTGGTGAAGATTAAGTCCATTTAGGAATTGATTAAGATCATAGATAGCAAAATCTTTTGGAAAACTTTCTTCTACTTCTGCTTCAGCAAAGATATTAGTCATTACTGAAATGGTCTTCAATTTAGACCCCTCTTTAAAAACAATAGACTGATTAATAGAAGAAAAATTCTTCAGGATATTAATAGTATTTTCAGAAAGTTTCATAGGTGCTCTTAGTTTCATTGTGTAGTCCTGCAAAATGATAAAGTAGAATGCAATAGTGAATTGCCTTTAGAATATCCAACCTAGATTTTCCATTCTTTTTACCAAATCTAGAAAGGTATTTAATAGCATTAGACCTTGTAAAAGGTTCAGCATCGCCAATACTTTCAATCAGATCAAGAGTTTGAGTCTTGGACTGTTCAGAAGTATAGTGTGCCTTATAAGTGCTGGCAAGATATTGTTCAATATCTTTTAGGGTTTTATCTTCATTGTATTTCCAAAACCCATTTTTATTCATATTTTCAGGCATAGTCAAATTAATAGTGTTATTTTCAGGGGGAATCATAAATCCATCAGCAGTCATGACATATCCTGATTTAACCATGTTAACATAATTTTGTTCATCATCAGGACCAAACATAATAAATTTTATAATTTGTCAGTAATCATAATAGCACTTATATCAATTAGAGTCAACCATCATACTAAATCCTTTTTTCTTTTCAAATCTAATTGTCTTGTCAAATTTTTCAAGTAAGTCATCTACTTTATGAGAAATGACAAATGTGTTTGAATTTTTAATTACAAATTTAATAATTTTAGTAAAGTAATCTGTTCCTGCTTCATCAAGTGAGCTATCAAATATCTCATCTAAAATTAATAAATTTGTGTTGATTGAATTTTTAATTTTGGCAACTTCTCTCCAAGTAAACAGAAGTGCAAGATCTATTCTCATTTTTTCTCCCTCGGAAAAAGATGAATAAGAGAAATCTTGATAACTTGGGTTTAGAGCTCTTTCGTTAAATTCTTCATCTAATACAAAATGAACAGGGAAATCTAAAATTTCCAAATACTTATTTAAATTATTATTAATGATTGGTAAGTATTTTTTGATGATTTTAGATTTTGCCCCATCATCTTTAAGAAGTAAATTAATAAATTCGTAATTTTGAAGTTCTTCTTTTTTAGTAGAAATACCTTGTAAGAGATCTTCTAAAGAATCTTTAAGTGATTTTAATTTTTCATGTTCAATATTTGTGTCTTGATTTTGGGAGGTAAGTGTTTGAATTTCAGATTCAATAATTTTGATCTGTTTTCTAAATCCAGAAATTTCAACGTTGTTAAAATTAATGTCATTGATTAATTTTGATACCTCTTTAGTAATTTGAATGAATTCATTTTGTTTTTTCTTTTCAGACTTAATAGAATTTAAAAGATGTTTTTGATCTTCTTGAATTTCCTTTGCATTGCTCTCAATGGTTTCAATTTTATTTAACCGAAATTCTTCTTCAATATTTTGGGTGCATGTAGGACAAATTTTATTTTTTTTAAAAAATTTATGATCATCAATTAAAGAAGATATTTTTTGATTGATTGCAGCATTAGAATTTTCAAGGTTAATTAAATCATCTTCCAAATAAGTAAGAAGACTAAGATCATTATTCATCACGTCAATTTTTTTCTGAAGTGATTCTATATTTTCACCTAACTTAACTATTTCATTTTCAAATTCTAATACTCTGTTTGATTTTTTTTCTATATCCTGTTCTGTTCTTTTTTGCAATTCAAAAATAAATTTAGATTGAGAATCAATCTTATCTTGAAGATTTTCCTTTTTATATGAAAACTCTCTAACTTCATCTCGCAATTCTTTTATCTTTACTTTTGCAACATCATTCATAGAAGAAAATACTTTAATGTCAAGCAAATCTTCCACAACTTCTCTTCTATGTTGAGAAGACAATTGCATGAATGGAACAAAATTAGAAGATCCTAAAACTATAATCTGAGTAAAAGATTTGTAATTTAGTTTTAATAGAGACTGTTCTATCCACTTTTGTTGATCATTTGCAGATGCTGCCTGATCTAACAGAACATTATTTCTATAGATTTCAAAAATAGAAGGTTTAATTCCTCTAATAATTTTCCAACTTTTACCACTAGATGTAAATTCAATTTCAACCTTACAGTCTTTTTCGTTGCAGGTATTGACTAATTGATTTTTATTAATTTTTCTAAAAGGTTTATTAAATAATGAAAATGTAAGAGCATCTAACATAGTGCTCTTTCCAGCCCCATTATATCCAACTACTAAAGTTGCATTACTGTCTGATAGATTAATTTCTGTCCAATAATTACCAGAAGAAAGAAAATTTTTATATCTTAGTTTTTGAAACTTTATCATAATCAGGAGGAATAACAATATCGTCTGAGGTTATTATAGCATAACTATAATCTAATTGATCACATGCTGCTATAGCTACTTCAGTATTTACTTCAGTGATATCCATATCTGGATAGTCTAATTCTTCTAGCATCATTTTATATCTAATAGCATCATCTTCTTCTTCAAATAGAAACAAAACTTTTTCTTCGTTCTTACCCTCTACTGCAAATGCTCCATTTTGATCTTCATGTGAAACTGTTAATATATACATGTTAAATCTGAAATGATTCTTGATATATGGATTGTATCAAGGTTTTTATTCTATTTTTATTTAACTTAATTTCAGATTCATCAACATATTTTTTGAGAAGAGATAGAGTATCTTCATTCTCTACATGCTCACATGCATCAAATTCATGATTAATTTCAATGTTTTCTATAATTTTAAGTTCTTGAATATTTGCTTCTAGTAAAAAGTCTAAGAATTTTTCATACTTAACTTTATCTTTTTTTTCATTTACTATCAATTTAACCATGCAGTTTTCATAATCTTCAAGATTAATAAACATATCATCAACATAATTGATAATTTTAAACATTTGATATGGATTATCTATTTTAATAATCTCAAGTGTTTCTGTGTCAAATATAGTAAATCCTCTAGTATCAGAATAATCATTCCAATATAGTTGATAAGAATTGCCAAGATAATATATTTTTCCATCATCACTTCTAGTATGATAATGTCCTGAAAATACTCTATCAAACTTTTCAAATATAGATTTGTCTCTTCCATTTTCCTGAACATGTCCTCTATGGGCACAAAACCCTGACAATTCAAGGTGTCCCATACAAATCCTGGCAGAAGTGTTTTGTATTGCTCTAAGGGTCTCTGCTTCACCATCTGAGGTTATCCAGGGAACAAACAACACCTCTTGTCCATCAAAGTGTACATTAGATGGTTTAGTGTATATGTTAATGTTCTTATAATTTCCAATTAATAGTTCTGGACTGTTGAGTTTATTTGTATTCTTGTAAAAGATATCATGATTGCCAAGAACCAAATGAACTTTATATTTTTTAAGTGGTTCTAAAATAACCCTCTTCGTCCAGTCAATACTCCAATAATCTGTAGATTTACGATTGTCAAAAATATCACCAAGGTGTATGACAGTATCAATTTTATATTTTTTTAGTGTTGGAAAAAATACTTTGCTATAAAATTTCTCAAAGTAATCATGAAATATCTTATTTCCCTTTTTAAAATTAAAATGGGTGTCAGTTATAATAGCTATTAGCATTTTAAAAAATTCACTTAGTAATATTATGAAAATCTATAATTAATATTATCTTTAATATTATTCATATTAGCAGAATCATAACCTAGTTCAGAAGTATCTGCATAAAATACTTCATCAAATCCAGATCTTTCGATAATTTTACTTTTAATTTCAAGTTGCTTTTTTTCTTTTGCAATTCTTCTTAAAAATGCATAGTAAACTATCTGAGTAAAATATGCAAAAGGATTTGTTCTTTCAACATCAAAGTTATGAATGTATTGAATACAATTTTCTATTCCATCACAAATCATATCATCCTTAAACATATAGTTTACGAAATTTGGTTTATATGATAAGTGCGTTGCAATTTTTAAAAAGCACTCCCCAAGATAATTGCTAATGCGTGGCTTAGGAAGATCATTTTCTTTAGCATGAAGCACTTTCTTCTTATGCTCAATAAGAGCTTGGTGAAGTTCTTTGTTGTTTACGTAGTGTTCGGACCTTTTCTTACCCTTAGACATTATTGCTAACATAAAATATTTTTATAGTTGTTCAAATAGTAGCATAATAACACAAAAATAACAAGCAGTTGACAAGAATTGGTATTTTAACTAGAATCACTCTGTTAGGTTTCAAGAAAAATAATATCTAGCTATCTCTATAAGCTTTTTCTAAAGATCTTCTTGCATCATCAACTTTGGATATTAATCCCATAGTTCTATCTATATCTACTTTAGAACTGCTTTTATTGAACTTATGATATATTTTAATAATTTCTTTATCTGTAATCTCAGTCATAGTAATGATTTTATCCATGTCAATAATATACATGCTATCATCAGGGATAGCCATCCAAGGTTGAACCTTATATCCAACAACTGAACCAGACTTAGTAGTTATATGTGATATTATAATAGGACTGTCTAGAAGTAATAGGGTTCTTTCATCCTCATCTAATACAGAAAGAAATGTAAAGATCTCTTCCCCAGATACCAACTTAATTGAAGCGTAAAATTCGGGTTCCATTATTTTTTAAAATTTATTGTAATTATTTCGTAATCAAAATTTTCTTCATTGTATATTTTAATCCTTTCAACTAAGTGATTGAGAGTGTAGTTTCTTGTACTATTATGAGTCATATCATCTGCAATATCATATAATGTTGCTGATGTTTTTTCCTTTCCTTTTCTAAGGACTCTACCTATACTTTGAAGATTTCTTATTCTAGATTTACTAGGTGATGCAAATACTACATTGTGCAAATTCTTTATATTAATTCCAGTACTAAAAGTTCCATAAGAAGCAATAATAATTGCATTGCTTTCTTCTTCTGTAATTTTTCTAACTAATTCTCTTTCTTCAGTATCAATCCCACCATGAATAAAGAATATCTTTCTATTTTTATTACCATCTTTATTTATTATCTCATAAAGAGGCTCTCCATGAGTAGAAACTCTACTGAATAATACTAAAGTATTTCCTTTAAGATCTAGAACTAAATTCTTTATAAAATTATTTCTTTTAGAATTGCCAATTAAATATTGAACTTCTTCCTCATAAACATTAAATTTTTTAGGTTCATGCTTTAGAAGAAGAACTTTAATTTTTAATTTAGATAAGAATCCTTGCTTTATCAATTCATCAGTCTTGATTAACTTATAAGTAGGTCCAAATAATCCCTCAAGAACTAATTTATGAGTTTGAGATCCATCAAGAGTTCCAGTAAATCCAAATCTATATTTGGCATTATGAAGATTTGACATAATGGAAATTAAAGATTTTGATTTAAATTGATGAGCTTCATCACCAATAACAACATCAAACCTATCAAAAAACTTTTTATCTAGTTTGTAAATAGACTGCCAAGTGGAAATAGTAACTTGTTTTTCTGAAAATCTATCACTACCACCATAAACTTTGTGGCAATATTCAGAAGAGTTCCACCCATAGTCTTCAAAATCCTTATACATCTGTTCTACTAAAGATGTAGTAGGAACAACTAATAGAATGTTTTTTCCCTTTTCTGTAAAATATCTAACTACTGAATAAATCATCAATGATTTGCCAGAAGCTGTTGGAGATAAAATAAGTTTTCTCTGATACTTCAAAGCATCATATACTCCCTGTACTTGATAATCTCTAGGAGCATGTGAACATATGCTTACCATGTAGTCTTTAACACCCTCCATTGAAATGGAATTGTCCATTTCTCCAGGAAGACCATAATACTTATTTTCTAAAAATTCAAATTTATAATTATGATTCTCACAAAATGTTATTAATTTATCCAATAATCCAATATAAATTTCTCCAGTCTGTACATTAAATAGACGAATTTTTCCATCCCAGTGTTTGCTTCTAAATTGAGGCATGAACTTAGCACCAGGGACATCAAATGTAAATTGATCGCTTAGTTCATATTTAATATGAGCATCACAATCAATCTTAAAATAAATTTCATTCTTTTTGCTAATAACTAAATCAGACATATTACATTCCTGCTTGGAATCTTAAAAAATCAATTGAATTTTTTATTTGATAGGACCTATTGGAAATCATTTTTATAATTTCTTCAAGATACTTTAATATTGTATCATAGTAATCAATCTTAAGTAAGACTTTATTTAATTCCTCATCTGCCTCAAGATATCTTGTTAGTGTTTCTTTATCTCTAATTTTATATGGAAATGGATCATCTTTATAGACTTCTGGATCTGCCTTCCCATTATAATAATTAGACCTTCCTAATTTTTTTGTTTTGAATGTAATTAATGCTTGTTTTCTTAAGAGTGATACATTGTTGTAAATTTCATAATATTTTGAATGTAGTAGTGGAACTTTTAAAGACTCATTGTGCAAATCATCTATATTAATTTCAGAGTCTTCTTTCCACATCATTTGAATTTCATCAAGAGAAATCATAAAGGAGTTCCTGTTGGGCTAACTATTCTATAGTAAGTATACTTAAATGTTACTTCTGCTGTAAAGTATTGAATATCAGTTTGTGTAGCATCAAACTGAAGAGTTGATAGGTAATATGGAAATAATCCAGTGTAAATTACCTGAGAACTTGGAACGAAGTTACTGTTTAAAATTTGAAGAGTTCCATCAGACTCTTCATAAAATCTTCCTTCTATTGCTGGAGAATTGTATCCAGTATCTTCAGTTTGAAGATCGCTGTATTGTTCTAAGCTATATGGAAACCCCAGTCCCCTCATCCAGTTCTGGATTTCCATATAATTTTCCAAGTCTTCATCTACCAAAAATCTCAAACTAAAATCTTCAAAATTCATTTTATCGCCAGGAACATCTATGTTCTTCCCATAGCGAGTTTGGAGAGCAGTTCCTAAAGTTATTGAAGGAATATTTGCAGAGTTTGAAAAAAAATCTACTTTAGGTGCTTTTGCTAAAGTAAATTTAAACCCAAGTGGGGATAGAAAATTTCTATTTGTTACTTGAGTTTGCCAAGGACTTGTTGCCATTTTTTGAACTATTTATCCCATAAAAAAAGGACCCCCAAAAAGGAGGTCCCTGAAGAGTTGAAAAGAAACTCACATGAGGTTCTTGACTTGTACTCTTCTGTAGTATCTGTTGGTATTCTGTTGGATTCTGCCAAGACCTTGATCGGTACCTTCTGCAAATGGGTTTGCAACCATACCATATCTGGTCTTGAATCCAATCTTAGGCTGGAAGGTATCCTGACCAACAGCACGTACCATCTGGAGAGGTACATAAGGGCAGTAGAAGATACCTGCATCATAAGGGTTGGTTCCCTTATAACCTACAACATAATACTGCTCAGCATTAAGGTTAGCAGAATATGGGTCAATGTAGACCTTGAACTTACCATTGAGAACACCAGCAAAAGTATTGCCAGTATCATCAACATTAAGGTTAGCATTAAGTGCTGGGGTGTAATCAAGAAGTCCTGCCATGGTGAGTGCCGAAGCAACATCAGCAGAACAAAGGATTACATTACCCTTCCCTCTTCTTGTTCTTTGAGCGATTGCATTAGCATCTCTCTCAAGTTGGAACAGAAGACCCTTGAACTTCTCAACTGACCATCTACCATTTGAGTCAACATCAAGGTCAAAGATGCCTGCTGTAGCAACATTGGTTTGTGCACCAGTTTCAGCAACCTTATAGATGGTTCTGATGATCTCTCTGTTGATCTCAGCAAGGATTTCAGTTGAGAGAATGTTTGCTAACTCAGCTTCAGCATCAAGACCATGAATTGCCTTGAGGTCTTGTGCAAGTTCAAGGGTGTACTCAGCCTTGAGTGCTCTTGACTTTGCAGTAACTGCAAGCTTCTCAATGCTGAATGCCATCTGGTTGAAGGCATTTCCAGAACCATCGCCCAGAGCTTCTGAGTCTGCAGTGCTCATGCCTTGGCCAGTCTTATAATTGACTCCAAGAGCACCAGCACTATTGAGGTCTGCAGGGTTTGAACCAGCAGCAGATCCACCAAGTGCAAATCCAGTAGTACCAAAACCTACAGATGCACCACCATCAGATCCACCGGTGTAATCACCTTGGGAAGTAAGGTTTGCACTGTTGTTTTGTGCTGAGAATGCAGTGTCAGGCTCATTGAACAGAGCTTCCTGACCACTCTGGTTAACATATCTGCTTCTCATTGCAAAGATTAGTCCAGTAGGACCATTCATTGGCTGAACGCCAGCAAGATCATATGCAACTAGATTAGGCATTGAACGTCTGATCAATGAGATCAGAACTGGATCAAAACCAGCAACAGGACCAGCTGCTGTTGCGTTTCCTGAGAAACCAGCATTACCTGAACCTGCACCAGGAGTTGCACCTGATAGTGTATTGAAACTTGGAGCAGCTTCAGAAATGAAGGCTCTCTCTTCTCTTAAAAATCTTTCTTGGTTTTCTAGCAGTTGGGCGGTAACCGCTCTCTTGTAAGGATCTGAAATCTGGTTAAGACCTTCAGCCTCAAGAAGAGGTTGCCACTTCTTCTGCAATTGTTCTGAAAGGAACATTTGCTTTTCTCCTTGTTTAGTCTTGGTAAAGTGTTTGTTTAACTACAAATATTTAGTATAACCTAAAATTCACTTGAATTTAGAAATTGCTCTCAGATAAGCATTCATCTGAGGAGTATACTCCTCAACGTTTTCTTGAATAAGAACTTCTTCTCTTGTGGAACCAGTTGCTCTTGGGAAATAGGATTCCTTAAGAGTTTCTAGTTTCTCACGATAGTCTGTTTCACCTTCAAACCCAACACTTTCTGCAAGACCTGCAAGTTTTTCCTTCTGAGTTAAAGCTAACCCTTCAGTTACATCATTAAAAATGGTATCACTTACAGCCTCACTTAGTCTTTGATTTAGTTGAACATTTCTTTCGATCTGTTCGTTGAGTTTTGACTCCATTTCATCTAGTCTTTCGACCATGCCCTCTAGCACATTATATTTATCTTCAGGGATTTCTACATAATGATCTTCAAAGAGTTCAAAGAGCTTGCCCATAAAGGATTCAGAGATTTCTCCCTTAATCCCAGATTCAATCTGAAGAGCGTTTTCTTCAATCCACTCTTCGGATACATACTCAAGATAAGCATCAACTCTATTTGTTAATTCTTCTCTTATTGTTGTAACTTCTTCTACAAGATCTTTTTGATATTGATCTTGTAGTGCTTCCATAGCAGAAATAAGCTTTGATTTAACAGCAGCTTCAAAAATTGTTGCTGCCTTATTCATGAACTCTTCTGAAAGATCTTCACCTTCCATAAGAGCATTGATATCATCAGAGTAATCAATATTTTCGTTTGCAATCTGATCTAACTTTTCTTTCAACGAAAGAGTGTCTTCTTCTACAAATTCCTCATCTTCAGCATCTTCTGATTCTAGTACTAAATCTTCTTCATCAGATTCAGTCTCTTCATAAGACATTGCTGATTTGTTAGCTTGTTGCATTGGATCAGGAGACTTAGCTCCTCTATGCTGAACATCTCTAACAGCCTTTAGTTTTCCAGTAGGAGTCTTATACTTGTTTGACTCATCATCAGGCTTTGAATTTTGGGGAGTTGGACCTCCTAGATCTTCTACTCCAGCAACAAGACCTTCGCCTGGAATAGTTGCTTTATGCATACCTTCTGCAGACTTAGCACCACTATTTACAGCAGTGACAGATTTTTTAGTAGATACTTCCATTTCTTGTAAATCGTTACCGACACTCATTTGTATACTCCGAATAAAAATCTCTTTTGATTTATTCTATATTTATTTATAATTTAAAGATTTAAGAGATAATCAGAAAAAGCTCTGAGCTTTGTTTGCTCATTTAACTTTCTCTGTTTTACTAATCTTTCAATTTTTTGTTTTGTTTGTTGAGCATTCATTTCTTTCAAAATTCCACCATCCCAAACCCATTCTTTACCTTCCATAATACCTTCAACAAATGCATCAGGAGCTGAAGGATCTGCTACTATATCTGCTGCAGTTGCAAGAATAAAGTCATCACCAATATACTTGATTCCATTTCTTTCTACTAAAGAACCAATTCCTCTAGAAGAAACTCCAAGCTTTACTCCTTCTCCAAGAAGTGATTTTGCAATGTTTCCCATTGGAGTATCAAGGATTTTTGCCTTACCAACAAAGTTATTGCCTTCTGATTTAAGGCTAGTAATCATATGAGAAACTCTATCCAAATTTACAGTAGGTCCATCTGGATGACCAAGTTCTCCAAGTGCTCTGCCTTGCTTGATAAAAGATTCATTATATTTGTTCACTTCTCTAGCAAGCACTTCCATTGGATAGCATCTGCCATTTCTATTAGTTACTTCTGCTTGTAAGAATGGTCCCTGAATATACAGGGTTTGTTTACCATTCTTTTCCTCAGTAATAATTTCTACTGATTCTATTTCTTCTGTAATTAACTTCATGGTCATGCCTGTGATGCGGTTTGTACTTCTGAAATATAAACTCCAGTTGCTGTTCCCCCTAATCCATAAGCAGCAATTTTGACACTTCTTGCTACTACAGCATTAGTTACAGTAACTGCTCCACCAACTGCACTACTATTGAATGCTACTGTGATTGATGAGTCAGTTTTACTTATGATTTGATTGTGACTAGTATTAAGTCCTACTGGTTGAGCACCAATAATACTTACATAATCTCCAACTACAAATGGATTTCCAAAGTTTTCACCAAAAGTAATGGTGGTTGTTGCTGCAGTTGTAATTCCAGAAATTTTTTGTCTGGCAACTCTTTCCTTAAGAACTTCTGGTTGATATTGAGAAATTGCAAAATCACTTGCTGTTGCTGTTGGATCAGTTCCAATTGCAACAGCAACAGCAGCACCAACAGGAACAATTCTGATGAACCCACTTTGTAGTGTAATTGCAGTACTTTGAGTAGTTGCAGCACCAGCACTTGTAATTGGTGCCACTGTCTGTACTATTTTGTAGGACATATTTATGCGGACTTATATTAGTTATTTAGTATTTGTTTATCTTTGTTCAATCTAAGTCATTGCACCATAAGAAACTGCATTTGACACACCAGGATCCAAAACTGCAACAGCAAGAGTGAGAGTATCACTAATAGTTCCAATACCAATTCTACCAAGTTGATAAACAGTATCCTTATCTAAACGAATACCGCCACCTAATGTGGAAACTTGTTATACTGATACCACACTCACAATAACTGATGGTATTGCAGGAACAACCCCATTTGCAGATACTGCCTTTAATCGTATATGTGAATCAGTAGCACTCC